GAGTTGCTCGTTGTGTTACACCGACAATGTCGGTGTCAAGTCTGGCATTCTGAAATGTTGAGACCATGGTAGCATAGTTTGAGGGTTGGTTTTTGGCATCTGTAGTGATAAAGGTGCTGACAGTTGTGATTTGATTCACAATGCCCACACCATTAAGCACATCAATGAGAGGTTCTTGTGCAATTTGATCAGAGTCAACATAGATGTATTTGAAGTTCTTCAAGTATAACGGATTGCCCTGGGTATCCCATGGCAGTTCCTGTGTCAATGTGTAACCACTGACCTTATTGGCTCGAAAGTAATCAAGTATTTCTGTTCTCATCTAACTCTCCGTAGATTCCACACACCCGGCTGTTTGTCAGCTGAGTCTATGGTAGCAGACTCGTCAAAATTATACCAGTCGCCGGCAGTGATTAACTCACCAAACAACAGATCATATTTCTGTTGATAGTAAGCCATCTTGCGACGCTCTGCTGAGTCTTCGTTGGAGAAGTCAGCAATGTATGGAAGAATGTAGTTATAAAATGCATAGTAGCAACACAGGTCTGTGAAGTCGTCTTCGCGGGCTTGAATCAGGGTAGGATCCAAGGGCGGGACATCAGCCACAGTGTTGATCTGGATAGCAGACGCACCTGTGTTACGAGCAATAAAATAACTTCTCCACCATGAGGTAGATCTCAACAGTTCTAGTATTCTAGCAGTAGAGCGGATCAGTTGATCCTGAATGTAATTTGCGTCAAGGCCTTCATTTTGTTCAAACAATCGTGCGTCCAAAGCATCAAGGTCTTCGCTGGTGGCGAAGCTCAATACTGTGCCGCTAAATGAGATGAAAGCCATGATGTCAAGAGCCGATCAAGGGTTGATGCTAGAGTCGAACTTCAAGTGACGACCATAGCCGTCTTGCAATTCGCCAACACCATAATAAGCACTGCAAACAATGTCATCACCCAGGAAGGCAGCACGACGCTGTGTCTCAATTGCGATATCGCCAATCATGCCAAGTCCCAAAGCATCACGCTGGAACACAGCACCAGCATAATCGCCAGCTGTGCCAGTGTCAACAATGTTTGATGTTTCATAAACAGGAATACCTGCCAACATGCCAACAAAGCCTGTTCTCATTGCTTCATTTGCGTTTTCACCGTAGGCACCCATTGTGAATGGAGTGTTACCTGAAGTTGTTAATGCTGCCTTCAAGTCATAAGCAATTTCTGGATGCAACACGCAGACCATGCCTTCTGTTGGAACAGCGGCAGCTTTTAGTGTGGCAACTGCTTTGAAGATGTCGGCAGCTGTGATAACTTGTGTGAAGTTGCCATAACCTGCGGCAAAACTTCCAAACAATGCACACAGGTCCTGGTCCATCTTTCTGGCCACGGCCTCTCCAAAAAGTCTTCCTAGGTCAGCAACCACATTACTTGCCGCTGATGTGCGAGCCAAGTCTGTTAGCAATGTGCGGATAGCAACAGGAGTAATTGTGAGTTGTGCTGTGTTGGTTGACACTGCTGTGTTTGTTACTTCATTACCTTCTGTAACTGCGGCTGCAGTCTGGATTGGATAAATCGGCACATTTACATGGGTTCCCTGAGCAGGAGCCAAGGTGTAGTTTTTTACCAAGCCACGCATGATTGATCTCTCAGACGCCACAAACATGGCCTCCTGGATTATCTCGGGTAGTAAGTCGTTTAGTGTTGTTGTGGTTGAACCGGCCATAATATATTTTCCTTAAATTTTAGGCTAGACCGCTGGCTTTGCGATATTGTGCATATAGCTTGCGGTCTTCTGGACTTTTCATATCCAGTTTGGTGATATCGACCTTGTTGCTTGTGCCTCCTCTACCCACATTTGACTGTGTGTTTGTGGTAGCAGGTGCGGCTGAAACAAAATGCGGATTCGAATCTAAAAATTCCCGCACTAGGTCATCAACTGCAAGTGGTGCTCCAGAGTCCGTGTAACGAACAGCACCTTTGGCATCAACAATCTCTACATCACCTTCTGAGTTGAGTCTAAGGTTGGGCTGTAGTAAACTACGCACTTGATCAGGATTGACGGCACGATACTTTGCGGCAGCATTCAACACCGGAGTGTTGACCTTATACTCTTTGATGATTAAATCTCTTTTGGAGATCTCAGCATCTTTTTTAGCAGCCATGTCTTGCAGGGTCTTTTCAAATTCACCACGCTTGAGTTGTTGTTCCTGAGCTCGCTTTTCAGCCTCAGTCTTTAACACACGCAGTTGATCTGGATCACCTAGGTCTTCATAGGGTTTTAACAATTTCTTTTCCAATGACCCCTTCATGCGGGCCATCATGTTGTCTACCTCTTGTTGACTGTAAGTCTTGGTTGCTGTAGCCTGATTTTCAGATGTGTCTGCGGCACCAGTTGCCTCATTTGCCAATGTATTGTCTGACATCGTTGCATCGCCTTTTCATAAAAGTTAGTAGTATATTTATAGATTATACAAAATCTCGGGTATTACTTGTAGGGTCTTGGCGGTTTTGGACGCTTCTTATTCTTTTCTGTTCGCATGCCGCGGGCTGGTAAGGGTCTTGTCATGATTTCTCCAATTGATTAAGGATACTCCTGGACCAGGCCAATCCTGCGGGTCCACCCCACAATAGATAGGCCTGTGTGCCTGGAGTTTCAGAACCGGGTTTGTAATACACCCGGGCTCTGCTGAGGAAACTGAATGTTCTGCGAACAGTGTCTAGACTAACTGGTTCACGGTTGGCAAATTGATTTGCACGGGCTAGGCCCACTGCTGTGCCGCCACGACTGCTACGAGGTTGCTGTGCTCGCATGGCCAGGCCACGACGGGCAGCCGCTGCCATTTGCTCTGTGGCACGGTATGTGGCCATTAGAGCTTTTCACCTGGGGGTGGTCTGTAGCCTGATCTATAGGCAGCTTGCCCTTGACGGGTGGCCCGTTCTTTGGCATCAGCACCTGTGTAGATCTTGCCTGTTGTGCCCCAGCGGTAACCAGTTTTGCCATTGGGTCCAGGAACTCTCTGAACAGGCATTATGAGTCCTCCCGCATGTGTTCGATCTCTTCTTCAATAACACCTTCCCAGGCTCTGCACCACCAGGTGGCGTTGACAGTTTCATCCCACTTGGAGCAACCAGCTGTGATTGGATCAAAGTATGAGCAGTTGGCACAGTTCTCTCCTGCGGGCACACCTGGTGTGTTAGCAGGAACATAGGCATTGGGCAAGCCATCTGTGTTGGTCAAATACTTTGCTGGCTCTTCTTTGCCCAGCAGTTCCAAGATCTCATAATCAATCACCTTGAACACGCCAGGATCAGTGGCAGTCTCTTTGGCAATCCTTAGAGTCTGCATGTTGTTCTCTACATCACGAATGTTGAAGCTGCCTGGATACTCCACATGACCTGTCCACTCAGAGCCCATGTAGTTGGCAAATATGCTCCAGATTTGTTCTTCCGCAAGTTCTAGATTGTCTGCCTTGGCACTGAGTCGTGCATTCAGCAATTGGAATTCTGTTTGCATGGCCACACCTGAAAGTGTTCTTGACTCAGTAGCACGAATGGCACCGGTGTTGGACATCTTGTCTATGACCTCAACTAGGTTTTGTTTCACATCTAACATGGCTGAAAGTTCAGCACCATTGTAGTCCAGGATATAGGGTTTTAATCCTGGATCTAAATTGTCGGGCATTTGTATGATTGAGCCTGCACCAATGCCTGCTTGTGTCTCAGGTGTTTTCACAAGTGAGGGGTGGCTGTCAATGCGAATTGATTGTTCTATTTCTGAGTTGATGTTGTATAACATTCGTTGTGTGTCAGCAATGTCTGTAATATCACTCACACCAATACTGCGAACATTTGATCTCAAGTTGTAGGCACAGATGGCAGGAATGTAACCTAGACCATTTGCTTCAGTAACATCGCTTGTGATGGCTTTTTTCTTGTTGTCAATTGAAATAGTTTGTATGGTGTCCGGTGTCCAGATCTTGATTGTTTGACCTGAGTCTGTGAACTCTTCAATGTATTTGAGATACACCAATTCATAAACACCTGTGCGTGATCTTTTCCATTCCCAATCAGTAACAGCAAGTGGAGTCATTAGGTTTAGGTAAGGACGCACACCCAGGGCCTGTTCATCAGCCAGGGTAATGGCACCTGTGTTGGGTTTGGCCACAAGTATCCAACAAGCACCAAACACACTGGCCCATGTGGCCACATCTTTCATAAAGCTGTTCATGCTACGACCATCAAGGTCAGCATCCTGTAGAAAGCTCAACACTTCAGGTGAATTGCTGAGTGTGCCAAACTCACGATCAGGTTCTTCTCTAAACAAGAATGAATTATACACCTGTATGGTCGAGGCACAGTGATTGTCTAGTGGTGTTGAATAAAGTCTGGCTTGATACTCTGCGGCTGTCTCCAGCTGATATCTTGTGAGGTAGGCACCTTCACGATACTCTTGCCCGCCCATGTAGCTCTGATAAAGATACTGCCAGGTGGTTCTGAAACGATTGTATTCTACATTGGCACTGAGTGCTTCTGAGATCTGTTCGTCTATTGTTTGATTTACGCTCATGCTTTTGCTCCAATTGAGTGACCCCAACGCTGTGGTGCCTGGGGTTCTATGTTGCGGCGAACAGGCCACACATAGTCGAAATAATATCTGGCTGCATCTGTAAGGTGATCGTAGCCGCTGTCTTTGTCTGGCTGTGAGGTGCCAGGTTTGTAGTTGTGTCGTTCAAGACACTCTATGAGTCTTCTGCACCGTGGATCCACAAAGAATCTTTGTTCGCCAAGGCTGTTGCACAACATACTATTTACAGCATTCACTCCGTCCTTGATGGCATTGTGTGCTCTAGGTGCTAGGACCTTGAAGCCTGCGTTACGCAAGATGCTGTGGTCTGTAACACCCGTGGCAGCCTTGGTTGAACCTGCTGAACCTGCTGGGTCTGGATACACAGTGATTCGTTCTGCACGATGTTTGTTATACCGTGAACGGATTTCTTGAACCAGTTCTTGTGTGTTAGAGCCGTATATTTCAATTTCGTCGATTGCCCACACATGATTACCACTCCTTGCAAATACCACTGCTGAGATGGGATTCAAGTTGAAGTCACAACCTATTTCAATGGCTGAAGGTATTTCACCTGACCATGGTTGAACATTCTTGAGTCTATCAAACGCATACCATACGCGATTGCCTGCAGTGACAAATGTGGCTTCAAACTCCTGCTGAAATGTTCTTGCATCCAGTAGTTTACGAGCTTGATCTATTTCTAGTTCATCAACATTGCCACCTTGCAGTGTGGTGTATTGAAAACTGCTCCATGTGTCAGGATCCTCTTGAGGCATCTGATACAGATCATATGACCAATTGCTCATGCCTCGTGGTGTGCCAATGAACAAGGCCCGGCCTTGTTTGTCAGCTAATGTGGGTCGTAGCACTTCATAAAATGCTTCAGGACCAATGTCCGCAAACTCGTCCATCACAAGAAAGTCTAGGCCAACACCACGCAGGCTGTCTGCATTGTCAGCACCTTTTAAACTGATCCTGGATCCATTCTTGAGATCAATGCTGAGTTCACTTTCATTCACACGCTCACACCAGTTTAGGTCTTGTAGTTTGTATTTGAGTTTACGCCACACAATCTGTTTGGCCTGGCGATATGTGGGAGCAACAAACCAAACTTCTCGTCTGGGTTCCGCTGCCTCTTTACACAGTTCTCTAATGGCCAGGTGTGTCTTGCCAAAGCGTCGTCCACATATGGCAACTCTGAATCTTGTGGGACTCTGAGCAATTGTTCTTTGTGCCGCACTTAGAGGCATCAGTCGTCTGTCCAGGGCAAGGCACGACCATCATCAGGTTTGGAATCTTGTGGGCGGCCAACTATGCGATCAAACACTGAGGCAAATGCCTGTGCATCACCTTCTCTACGAGCCCGCATCAACACAGCCCAGGCCGCATTGTGTAGTTCACTGGCCCACTGTGCTTGATACTCATTAATGGTCTGTCGCATGACTTCACGCATGGCTTTCTTTTCACGACGCTTCTTCATGTGTGCTTCACGCTGTTCAGGCGTGAGGGTCTTGAGAAAGTCAGCATAAGGTGCTGTGCCTGGCTTCCAGATCTGTGGTAGATTCTTGTTTGCAGCCATTGTTAAATTTCGTTGTTGGCTTCTAAGATATCTGCCACCATACGCGGTGTGAGCACTAGAACGGAATCCCAGCCTTCATGCAGGGGATCAGGTTCAGTCACAGGTGTTCTAGCCATGAAGCTCTTGCACATGGCCACAAGTTCACCTGGGGAGAGTAATTTTGAGTCAGTCATTGCAATTATTTAGCAATGACGGATTTTTTTCTCTTTGTTATGAGTGGTTTCAGGGAATTCCAAACGGATAGCTTCCAGCACAGTTTCCAAGGCCTGTTCACGACCTTGTGATTTGATCATGCGTTGCAGGATTGATTGTATGCGAAGTCGTTCCAAGAGTGTGTGTATGCGTATGTTACTCATTTGATATAACCTAGGGTTTGACCATGTGTGTTTGTGATGCGTGTTCTGCCTTGTGCGGCACCACACCATGTGGGAAAGTTTTGTTGGCTATAGCCTGCGGGCTTGAGGCGACTGCCATCCAGCTTGGAGAACTCCTGTGACTGACAAGGATCGCGGCTGTCATAGTAGTTGGCCAGGAACGAGGGAGGTGTTGCACAACCTGTTAGAAGTAAGCATAGGGCAAGGTATTTCATTCTGCTATCTTTCTTGGGCGACCACGGGGCTTGCCACTAGGAGTTAAACTGGGAGTTAATGATTTTGCTTTGGGTGGTGGTGCATTAGGGTCAGGTTCAGGCACAGCATCCACAAGATCAAAGAACTCATTCACATCGTCTTCGTTGTTGGGATCTTTGCCCATGAGTTTGCACCACTTCAAGTGAATGCGTTCGCGTTCATCTAGGTCTAGCAATCGGTAGACACTCCAGGTGGGTAATTTCATTCTGCTGTCTCCACTACTTTCATGATGTTTATGGTGTAACCTGCTTCATCGTATGGTGTGAGTTTGTCAACAAACTGCATCATGTCATCAGTAACAGTTTGCAAAACAACAGCATGAGTTTTGGGATGATACACTGTGATTAAAACTATCATTTGAGATTCTCCATTTGGTTATAGATGCGTTGCAACAGGGCCTGCTGGGCACACTTCCACACAGCCGCATTGGGATTGGGATTGTCACTGTCCAGGCGTGTCATTTGTGCAATGCGTTCTAGGTCGCCTAGCACAGCTTGACCATTGTCAGTGCTGAATAGTGCTCGATAATCTGCTTTCATTTGGAAATACCTTTGCGAAGTTGATGTTTAAGTTTGAGTCCGGCACTGATCTTTGCACGGTGCTCTTGTGTGAATGTTTTGCCTTTGAGTCTGGCACTCATCTCAGCACGCCTGGCCTCATTGTGTTGCCAGGCTAGCAGGGCGTTTTTGGACCTTTGTTTTGCCAGTTCTGGATTGTTCGCAAAACTATTGCGGACAGCCTGAGAGATTTTGGCAGCTAACTCTGGTGGCGTATGCCAAAGACCTCGGCGGGCAGTTCGGGATCGGGCAGTGTTTACAGGTGCCACAGGCACTTCTGACACCATGGCATCCAACCAAGAATTGTCTTGATCATCGTATGTCATTTTGGTTCCTTTGGTATGTAATAGACTTCAGTAGGGCGTGTTTTGAGCCACTTGCCAATCTTGCAATTCACATCTCTAACACCTTGTGCATACAACCAATTGTGAAAAAGTATTCTGGATGCAAACACTCCCACAGGAGTCATCATAGCACGAGTCTTGCCAGCAGTGACCCGGGCACCATGTCCAGGTGCCTTAGGGCGACCTTTTAGGGTGGCACTGGTTTTGGCACGGGTCTCTGCTGAAATGGTTTTGCCTAGATTGGCCTGCCTGAGTTTCTCGCGAGTGTGTGCTTTGACAATACGGCCTGTGTTGTTGGCTCTAACCTTGGCACCATGACTAGGAGGCATAACACGACCTCTACTGGCGGCACCAATTTTGGCACAAGTTTCTGCAGACAAGGTCTTGCCCAAGTTCATTTGCCTAAGTCTCTCACGCATCTCTGCACCCCAGGTCCATTTGGCACTTGAACTAGTGCTCACTTGCTTGGTAGACTTGGTATTGACAGGCTCTGCTGTGACCTGTGCGTCCAACCACGAATTGTCGGTATCATGATCGTATGTCATTGCTTACACCTTCAAGAAAGGTTGGCAGTTGGCTTGCCAGTCTGTGGGGTCTGCGTTGATCTCTGCCGCAATCTTCTGGGGCAAACGCAGGTCTAGTGTGTTGATGTCGTCCAAGTTCTCCAACAAATACTTGAGCAACGCCAACTTGTGATCTGATGTCAACGCAGTGCGTGGGTCTTTGGCCAGATAATCATGATTCACAACCATGTTGAACACCTGTGCGAACTTGCGTTCGCGTGTGTGCCAGCCCATGGGCCAATTGGTAGTGCGACTGTAGATAGCCGCCATGTGCTGACTGCGACGACCTTGTGTGCTCTTGCTCATTGTGATATTGGAACAAATGATAAGTGTGCCGTTGTAAACATAGTCAGTGACTACTGTGCCATTGATAATGGGCTGACGACTGCTCTCGTAGCTCACACGACGATTGTCAGGGTCAGTAGCGGCTTTGACAAAGCTCAAGCCCATCTCGTGTTGAAACACATCATCACAGTCGTCCAGCACCACAATCTGGCCCTTGCGACGATACAAATACAACAAGGTAAACAATTGCAGTGGAGTCACATGACCTTTAACAATCTTGTAGTCTTCACCTTCTGTCTTGCCTGCGGCTTGCAGTGCCTGTGCTACCACAAAGCTCTTGCCCAGGCCAGGAGGGCCCTGGAGAATAGCATTCTTGTGTGTGCCGCGAAGCACTTTGGCCACGAACTTCTCTGTGCGTGTTTGGTAGGCTTGCACATCTGCAATCTGCTCTACCAGGGCGGGAGTAAAAATAGGGTCTGAAATGATCTCTGAGTAGTGATCAATGGTGTCGTTTAATACTGACATTTGGAGTCCTTTAGGTTAAGTTAAGTTTTTTATGACCTGCTTTTTGCAGTTCATGTTAGTATTGTAACACAAACTGCTTTTGTGGTCAACCTTTTAGTGGCGGGCACCACGCATGCATGAGTCTGTAAAACCGGCTGTTTTGCCCAGTAACTCACTGCCCAATAACACCGTGAGCACCACTTTGCTAGACTGGGCTATGACCAAAACTACAGGAGTGCTGGCATCGCGACTGGCCCAAAATTCGCAGATCTGACCATTGTAAAACTCGGTCTTAGATTTAAAAAATGCTGATGAGATGTTCACATCGTCCTTTGTAGTAACAGAAATTTTTAAACGCTGTTGCATACGCTCTGCGGCGTGAAAGCTAAACAATACTTTTTGCATATAAGTGCCCTGTTAAGTTAAGTTAAGTTAAGTTCTTATGGGCTGTTTTTTGATCCCATACAAGTATTATAGCAAAAGGCGATTTTTAGGTCAACCTTTTTGTTGTTGTAAAAAAGCCACAAAAAAGCCCCGTTTTAAGGGGCTTTTGGCACTGCTAGTTTTAGGCAATGTCATAGTTCTGTCGTATGCTGTAGTCAGCATCATCCAAACCATTACGCATGTCCTTTGCCATGTCGCGGATGCTAGCTCGATCACTACACCAAATCTGACGACATGAGTAAGTGGGTCTGCCGTTCTTTGCAGTAAACTCCTCATCAATCTCGTGGAAATTGATCACATAAGCACGATCACCCTCCTTACCAAATAACTGGGTATGCTGATAGGTATTGGTTTGGACCAGATACTCAGCAATGTTATCAGATGGTGGGTTATGAAGCCAATCACGGGTGCAAATACGATGTAGCAAAACATCTTTGGGGTTCTTAGTTTTGCCCAAATCAGTAGTAAAATACACGAATTCTGGCTTACCAATGCGTGTATGACGAATAGCCAAAATGTCTACTTCTAGAGTAGGCATCGTCCGTGGACCTGCGGCTTTAAGTGCGTCGATCTCTGCTTTACGCTGTTTGGCCTGTCCCATATCAGATACCTCCTGAACGAGCCAGCAGGGCTACCAGCAAAGCACTGGGAGTGGCACCGGGCAATTGATCACGGGCTACGCCGCGGCTTTGAGCAATGCGACCGCTCATTGAGCGATAGTCGCGGCTGAGTTTCCATAGTTTTGACATATAATAGTCCCTTATGTTATGAACCAAATTGCGAAGTGCTTTTTTAAGTTCATAGTGTATTGTAGCAGATCACGAATATTAGGTCAACCTTTTGCTGTTGCGTTTTTACAACACTCTCACAGCCACAGGCTGATAGTTGCCACCATGAACATGGCCAATGTATTCATATGGGATCTGTTGCTCTTGCCAGGCTCTAAACTCATGTTGTGCCCAGTTGGGATAGTTCCAGTATTCATCAAACACAATGATGGTGCCTGATTGTATTCTTGTGCGTAGGTGCTCAAACACATCACAAGTGGCCTGATACAGATCACAGTCAATATGGATCAGGCTGGCCGAGCCAGGGTGTTGTTGGAGCCAGCCAGGCAAGGTCTGGTCAAAGCGTCCTATCACCAGTTCAACTGTGGCAGGCACTTGTGGTGGTGCCTGTGCAAAGGTGCCTGCTGGCATACCATTCCAGTCTTCATAGATGCCTTCAAAGCCATCAAAGCCTGCGATGTCGCGAGTGGGAAACATTTCAGCCCAGTGTCTAATGCTACGGCCTGTGGCCACACCAAACTCCAAGATCAAACCGCCCTGTGGCACTTGCTGGGCCACTGCTTGGTGTAGTCGCAAGTCGCTGGCATAACTGGGCACTCCGGCAAAATGCTGGTCATGGTAGGCCAAGGCATCTTGTGTGCGTTGCGGTCTGGGTGCGTTGCGATAACGCCAGGCTTGTTTGATGTCGTCTAACAGGTAGTTCATGTCACACTCCAGGTTGTTTGTTCCAAGCACCTAGATCACGGCACTCACGCACCAACCATGAGTCATCAAGTTCTAGGCTACGGCGTGCCAGTCGCAGGGCAGTGGCCTCGTCCATGGCCTCTACTTCTATGGGTTCTGTCATGGGCCACTTGAAATCAGCACCTGGTGCGGGCTTTTGGTGGAATCTAACGGTAAAAACATGAGCCATACGGGGCATAGTGATCTCCTACTGGGCTGTGTATTTTGCGAAGTGCTTTTTACATCCCATACAAGTATTATAGCAAATCGCGAATTATAGGTCAACCTGTTTTTTGTCGTATAAAAACAACAGATTTTG